CAGACATGGTTGATAAATGGGCAATGTACGAAGCTGCCCAGTACTGCGATGTCATGGTTGATAAGGGTGATGGTAGTGGTGACAAAGAACCAAGACACACCTGTAACATTTTCATCCAAGAACAAAATGATGCGTGGACTGTACTCCGTGACATTTCCAACATCTTCAATGCTATGACCTTCTGGGATGGTCAGCACTTCGTTGCGAAACCAGACAAGGAAGAGTCTTTGGCTAACCTGCCGGTATTCTCCCGGTCCAACGTAACGAATGGTCGATTCGACTATCACAGTGCTGATGACAAATCGATCTTCACATCTGCATTGATTTCTTATGATGATCCAGAAAACCATTACAATACAGCAATCGAAGCAACATGGGAACGCTCTCAAATCCTGAGATTTGGTGGCGACCGTCAAACTAGCATTAGTGCTATCGGTTGTACGTCCCGTGGTGAGGCTCAGCGGCGTGGTAAGTATGTACTGCTGACCAACATGTTTGACCGTCAAGTAACGTTCCAGACGGGCTTGCAGGGGCTTAACCAAGCTGTTCTCCCGGGCAACCTGATCCATGTAGCTGACCCTCTCTTGAGTGGTGCTGCGTTTACAGGTCGAGTAGCTTCTGTTAAAACAGCGAACCGAGAGATCATCCTTGATCGGGAAACTGATGCAAAGGCTGGAGACGTACTGTACATCACTCGAAAGAATGGTGTGACTGAAGGTCGTACAGTTCTTCGTGCATCAGGTAACAGTGTGACAGTGAGTGTTAGCTACACAGAGGTTCCTCAGCCTAATGCTGTGTGGTACCTTGAGACTAGCGATTTAAAGTCTCAGCTTTTCCGAGTTACCAAAGTTACATCTCCCGGTAACGGTCTGTATGAAATCAGTGGGGTTGAATACAACGAAAGTAAGTACGGTGCAATCGATAGCGGTGCAAGACTGGAAACCCGACCAATCAATCGAGTCCCACCAAGCTTGCAAGCCCCACCGGCTAGTGTCAGCATTTCGTCTAGGACCTATGTTGAGCAAACCATGGCAGTTACCACCATGACAATCAGCTGGCCACAAACCGTAAATGCCACATCGTATGAGGTTCAGTGGCGAGTTGGTGACGGGGACTGGGTTAACCTTGGTTTCACTGGTGCAACGGAAGTTGAAGTGAAGGGGATCTATGCTGGTAATTATACAGCTAGGGTTCGTGCACGGAACGCTATCAACGTAGCATCTATCTGGACAGTTAGTCCAATGACTTCTCTGGCTGGTAAAACTGGTGCTCCACCACCACTGGCAAGCTTGATCACCAGCCCGATGTTCTTTGGTATTCGTCTGGATTGGAAGTTTAGCCCCGGCAGTGAAGACTTGCAGAAGACTGAGATTCGATATAGCGAAACAACCAACTTTGAGAACAGCGTCTTGCTGGGTGACTTCTCATACCCAACTGATTACCATGAAATGCACGGTTTGAAAGCTGGACAACGTTTCTGGTTCTGGGCACGCACACAAGACCGTACTGGTAATTACAGTGTGTGGAGTCCTCTTTCCACTGATGTTGGTATCACTGGCAGTTCTCTGATCAACGATAATGGAGCATATAACGATTATCTCGCTGAGATGATCAATGAAACAATGCTTGACAAATCGTTGTATGATCGCATAGAATTGATTGATGGAAACGGTCCCGGTAGTGTAAACGAAAGGCTTGAAACGGTCAATGACCGAATTGATCAAACCAACAATGACCTCAACAATGCTGTAAGTGATCTTGAGGATCAGATCGCCAACATCACAGATGCTCTTGTGTATGATCCGACAAAGACATACTCGACAGGTGATATCGTTCGTGTTGGTAGCAAGCTGTATCAAGCCCAACAAGATGTACCGATCAACACCACACCGCCGAACATTAATTACTGGAAGGACGTTGGTACAATCCTTGAAAGTGCAAATGCTGTAGTGAATCAGGTAAACGTCAACACTCAGAAGATTGAAGAGGTTGACGGTAAGGTTACCGCTACTGCTAACCAGATCACAGGTCTTCAAGCCATGTGGCGTGATGATAATGGTGAAGGTGACTTGCAAGATGCTTTGAACGGTTGGGGAGCAGCAGCTAAGTATGGTGTCGAAGTTAAAGTTCGAGCCAAAGAGGACGAAGCACTTGCTCAGCGTATCACTACGTTGAGTGCTGAAGTTGGTAATAACAAGGCAAGCATCGCCACACTTGAAACGGTTGTTGCGAATAACAACTCAGCTACAGCTGAACGAATCAGCACACTGCAAACCTCGGTTAACAACAACTCGTCTAAGATTAGCACACTTGAGACTTCGGTTACAAACCTAGATTCAACAACTGCTTCGTCTTTGCAACTGGTTAACTCTCGTATCGATGGTACGAACGATGCCATTGACAAAGAAATCTCAGATCGAGAAGCTTCGGTTGGTAGTGAAGCAACAACTCGGGCAAACGCTGACATTGCACTTGGTGTCAGGATCGATACGACTGAGGCGGCTATTGGTGAAAACACAGCCAACATCCAACAGGTCGAGGAAGCTCAAGTTAGCCTTGAAGAAAGTGTTGCAAGGATCACAACCAACATCTCATCCATCTACGTTGCTGGTCGTGATGACAATGACGAAGGTGCGTTGCAGGATGCTCTTGGAAACTGGAAGACTTCAGCTAACTATGGTCTCGAAGTAAAAACTCGGACCAATGAAAACGAAGCTATGACGCAACGGGTTGAAATTCTTCGTGCTGATTTCAACACAGCTAACTCTGAGCTTTCAGCGGCTATTAAGAACGAGGCGCTGGTTCGAGCGACAGCAGATGCTGCCATTAGTAGGCAAGTTGAAACTGTTCAGGCTACTGCTGGTGACAACACTGCCGCAATACAAGAAACGAAGTCTGCACTTGCAACGACTGACGGAAAAGTGAACAGTGCTTGGACGTTGAAAATTGAGGCTCAGTCTAACGGTGACTATGTTGCTGCTGGTATTGGTCTCGGTATTGAAAACGGTCCAGCTGGTCTTCAGTCCCAGTTCCTTGTTCGTGCTGATAGGTTTGCTGTTGTGTCTGGTTTGAACGGAACAAAGAGTGCTCCATTTGTGGTTACTGGTGGTCAGGTGTTCATTAACGATGCTCTGATCAACAAGGCCACCATCACCAATGCAATCATCGGTTCGACATTAACGTCTACCGCACAGACGAACTGGGGTGGCCCTGTTATGGAGCAGAACTTCAACAGCGGTACAATTACAGTTCGAAAAGCAACTGAAGCAAATACATACACTGTTATGGACCAAACTGGTACTAGGGTGTATGTGGCTGGCGTTCTTCGGGTGCGCATGGGTTCGTGGTAATGTTTAGGGAGACCATGAGTCTCCCATTTATTTAAGGAGGGTGTGATGCCAACAGGTATCCAAGTATGGGATGAGGATGGTCGTCTTTTAATTGACATGACCCGATCATATAGCCAACATCAAGGATCTGTAACAACGGGTGCTGCTAATGGTAGCACTACGATGCCAGCATTACCTGCTGGTAAGCAACGATTTTATTTCACAGTCCCGGTTGGGTCGAGTAACTCTTGGCAAGGTAAATTACCCGGTGTAACGGTAAGTGGTAATACCTTATCTTGGCAATACTTACACTCAACTTGGTTTGGACAATACTCGCAGAACGCAGTAATTCACTATGGATACTATTGACAATGCCTACAGGATTTCAAGCTTTTAAAGAAGATGGTTCACTTCTGTTTGATGCCGATTTAATTCAATATGGTTTGATTAAATCGGGGTATTTAACACAAACCGAATGGTGGTACTGGTGGCACTATCGTTCTGAGGGTCTGGACCCTAACGATCCTAACAGTTGGGCGAGAGAGACCATTGGCCACTCTCCTATTTGGACAATTAGTGTCGATGGTGCCACTGCTCCAATTTGCTTCCTTGCTGGTGACAATGTTAGTGTTGGGTCTTCAAAGTCAGGAACAACTACAACATTCTACTTTGCGTCTGTTAGGAATAACCCAAAGGTATACATATTCGATCTCATGCAAGATCTTGGTGGTCGAACAGGCATGCAGATATTCAACGCAAGTGGTACGCTGACATTTACAACAGACATGCCCGGACTGAATATTATCAATACCATCACAGCACCAGCACCAACTGGTGGTACTAGTTGGAACGGTAACGTCTATTACGCGAGTGTATATGGAAGTGGGAGCACAAATGAAAAAATCAGTTACTATGTAAGCCAGAGTCGCGAGCAGGGAAGAAACTGGGACCACTCATACAGCCCAGTCCAAGATAAGAATGGTGCTGATGAAGTTGCTGTTAGATTGACTTTCTCACGCGCCTTTGGTCATGTAAACAGAGGTAGTAGTGTTTCCGCTATGGATGGTTGCACGGGAGGAACGTCACCTAGATTCATGGCGGTTATGTCAGCAACCTCTTTGAACGGTTTTACAACTGAAGGACCTGCTTGGGTTGATATTCCAACTAGCCGATATCCAGTAATGCAAATGATCGACACATCTCACTACCCTTTCCCATTTAGATAATAAGGAGTAATAATATGCCATGGTATAGAACAGGTACCGTAGCTGTCACACTGAACTCTACAACTGTGACGGGTACTGGTACAAACTTTGCACAAAACTCACGAGTGGGTGATGCCTTCCAAGGTCCAGATGGTAAGTGGTATGAGATTACCAACATTGCTTCCGCGACAGTCCTCTCGATCCTTCCAGCATACACCTCCGCAACTGCAACTGGTGGTGTGTATGCTCTTGCTCCAATGCAAGGCTATGTAAAAGAATCGGCTGACCAATTGCGAGCCATTACAAACCAGTATGGTACTACACTTGGTCTGCTGGGTACACCAACTGATACAGCTGGTTTGCGTTCAAACATCGGTGCCGCTAAGTCTGGTGCAAACAATGATATTACGTCGATTACAGGTTTGACTACAGGCTTGTCAGTTGCTCAAGGTGGTACTGGTGCAACCAGTACAAGTGGTGCACGAACAAACCTTGGGGTTGCTGCTATTGGTGAATATGGTGTTGGTTCTGCAAACTACCCAGCAGCTGGAGTACGGCTTGATTCTCTTGACAGGGCTTCTTTCATTTCGGCCACAGACGCTAACCCACCAGATTGGATTTCCAATGGTGGTGGTGGCTCATACCCGATGGGTATTTCTCTAGCCCGTTCTACTCAAGTTGGTGGTCAACTTGTAGTTTCTTACGGTGCTCGCGGACCTAATGGTGCTGGCGTGTTTTGGAGGAATAACGTTGGTGGAACATGGAATTCATGGGATAAGTTAATTGGTAAAGGTGACCTTCTTGGTACAGTAAGTCAAACAGCTGGTGTACCAACTGGTGCAGTGATTGAACGTGGTAGTAATACAGCAGGTGATTACATTAAATTCGCTGACGGTACAATGATCTGTACTGTAGTGGGTCGTCCAGTTACTTACAGTAATGCTTCAAACCTAATGACTACTTGGACTTATCCTGTAGCTTTCGTACTTGCTCCTGTAGTGAGTGTAAACCTTGTATCCTCAACTCTACCTACACAGAAAGCTATTACAGCGGTTACCGCATACAGTCGTTCTGCCGTTTCTGCAAACTGCTCAGTCTTGTCCATTGGTGCCTTTGTTGCGGCAGATGCGACAACTGCAAACATTGACGCAGTAGCCATTGGTCGGTGGTTCTAATTTAGGAGGTTTAAATGATTATTAATTTCTCACCAGTCCGAATGGACACTGAGCTTGTCTTGAGTAAAGTAGGTAACCTGATTTATGTAAATGGTGACGTTGCTGATTTCACTCAATTGATAGAGGGAGCAACGCTCCCTTATGGTTCTATCCAAAGTGACTGGTTTGTAGGTGACGTTTCACGAGTGGATAGCGAACTCGTATTGACAATTCGCCTACCACACGGACCCAATGCTCCTGTAGAGACTCGGTTCCCATCACCAATCACTGTATTAGCAGATGGTGAAATTACCCTACCTGCCTACGACATCCCCGTTCAACTAGAAAACTCAGATGTAGAAGTCATGGAGGTGATTAATGAGTAACATTTATATTGATTGGTCTAAAATGATCACATCTGAAATGAAAGCTGAGAAAGAGGATGCTGAACTACTGGCTGCTGTAGAAGCTGAACTTG